AAAGAGGAAAAGGCTTTACTAATAGCACAACAATCAGAAGACCCAAAGGTCATGATCAACACACTTAAGGCAATCATAGCTGATTGTATAACTGGTGATGTAGATCCAGATAAGTTAGCAGTATTTGATTATGAGTACTTGTTTACTCAGATCAGAGCAAAGTCGGTAGGAGAGATAGTAGAGTTACTATTCCTATGTGATACCTGTACTGATGAAAAAGCTAAAGCACAAGTTAACCTTAATATAGCTAACTTTGAAGTTAAGTTTCCAGAAGGGCATGACAGTAAGATCGAACTATTTGATGATGTGGGTGTCATCATGAAAAACCCAAGCCTTGATACGCTTGAGAAGTTAGATAAGCTTGGTGATAATAGTGTTGAGACCATCTTTGATGTGGTGTCAGACTGTATCGAGAGCGTTTATACTACAGAAGAAGTATTTACTGCTAAAGACCAAACTAAACAAGAGTTGATTGAGTTCCTTGAGAACTTAACACAAGAACAGTTTAAGAAGATCGAAAACTTCTTCTTGACGATGCCTAAGCTGACTCAAGACATTGAATATGATTGCCCTGTATGCAATAAGCATCATGTTAAGAAACTAGAGGGCCTGCAAAGTTTTTTTTAATTAATCTCAGCCACGAGAGCTTAGCTAATTATTATAAAATGAACTTTGCTCTAATACAATATCATAAGTATTCGTTGACTGAGATTGAAGAGATGTTCCCATTTGAACGCGAGATCTATGTTGCTATGTTAGTTAAATTTTTAGAAGAAGAGAAACAGAGACTGGAAAATAGGTAATGACAAAGAAACTTACACCTGAAGAAAAGGCAATGAATAAGTTCAAGAAGGACTGGGCTCCTGAGAACTTAAGCCCTTCTGCGTTCAAACAATTAGTTGAGCAATTAGGTATAAAGAATTCTGATATCGATGTCAAGCCTGCTATCGATGCATCACAGTTAGCAGCTGATTTTAAAGACTCAGGTAAAAAAGAAGAACAAAGAGCTGAGACATTAGTTGATAGTCAAAAGAAACTAGTTGATAAGTTAGAATCATTAAATAAGACACTAGCTAGCTTATTACCAACAGTAGGTGCTGGAGATAAGAAAGATAAACCTCAAAGTACATTAGATTATAGACCATTAGGTCAACAGTTTAAAGAAAAGATATTAGGCAGACCTCAAGAAGGTGGTGCATTTGATACTAATTCATTACGTTGGAAATTAGGTAGTGTTAGAGGTTTGGCTCTATCATCGGGTTTAGTTAAACCTGGAGGCATGATTGATAACGCTACAGCTGTACGCGAAGAGCGATTAATGAAGCAAGCCGGTGTAACAAGATCTAAAGAAGATGAAGAAAAAGAAACACAAGATGATAAGTTAAATGTATCTCAAGAAGAAGAAAATACATTAAAAGCTATGAGTTCTGGTGCTGATGCAACCCACGAACTAATTGCTATAACAAAAGTTGAAAACGAACGTAAAGCCAAAGCTGATGCAGATCTATTAACAGCAATACAGAATATGCAATCTGCGGCAGGAGGTGGTGTATTAGGTAGTGCTATAGAAGCCGCCGGAGATGTTGCTGCAGCCAAATCACTAGCAAAAGGCGGAAAAGGTGCAAGTAAATTAGGAACATTAGCTAAGTTTGCTGCTAAGAATTCTAAGGCACTTAAGATAGGTGGAGGTGTATTAGCTGGTGGTATTGCAGCTTATGAAGGATACTCAGACTATAAAGAAGCTGATGCAGCTGAAAAAGCTGGTACAATAACCAAAGACGAAGCTAATGTTAAAAAGACTGGTGCAGTTACTGGAGCCGCAGGTGGTTTAGGTGGTGCATTAGGCGGTGCTGCATTAGGTACAATGATATTACCTGGTGTTGGTACACTTATTGGCGGAGCCATTGGCGGTCTTGCAGGTAGTAAAGTAGGTAAAGGTATCGGAGAATGGGGAGCTAAGACTTGGCAAGGTATAACTGGTGGTGATAAACCTGGAGTTAAAACCGCATATACTAAAAATATAGAAGCCGAGATGAAAGCACAAGAATATCAAAAGACTCATCCTGGTTTATCACCTCAAGAAGCATTAGAAGCAGTAAAGCGACAAGAAGCTGGTATAGTTGAACCAAACCAATCATTTGCCCCAGTAACACCAACTACTGCTAATACAGTAATACAAGCATCAGCTGATAATTCTATAGCTAAGATGCCATCAAATGCCGCTCCAAGTAACAGTATCATAAATGCTCCTACTAATATCAGTAAACAAACACAAAACACAACGATGAAAGTCAACATAAAAGACCAAGACAATACGTTAAGATCGTATTATAGATCAAGGTTTGCCATATAAAAAAGGGAGCTCACGCTCCCTTTTCTTTTACATCTAATTAAGCTTCGTCAGCTATCTTTTGGAAGAATGACATTACATCTTCGTCATCTTCATTGATCTCTGGTGCTTTTGCTGTAGGCGTAGGTGCCGGAGCAGAAGCAAATGATCTAGGTTCTGCTACAGGTAACGGCTCATTAGTAAGCTGTTCTGCTGTAGGAACTTGGCCATCACCACTTAATACTGAATCTAACTTAGTCTTAAGCTCTTCATATGACTTGAAGTTCTTAGATTCAAGGAACTCACCAAGTTTAACTTGCTTGTTAGCAACAGCTAAGATAGCTTCGTCACTTGGCGCTACTGGAGTTGGTTCAGCGAATGCTGATTGGTCATAGTTAGGATAGCCTTCAACCGTACGCATACGGATCTTGAAGTTTGCACCTTCCCATAGATCAAATACATTAACTGGTTTTTCATCTTCAAATGTAGGACGAGCCTTGTTCATGATCATATCAAAGATCTTTTTACCATACTTGAATAGCATTACTTTGCCTTCATTTTCTGGATGTTTAGGATCTGATACTACCAAGATGTTTGAGATGAAATGTAATCTACGTTTTTGTAGACGTGCGATCTCTTTGTTAGCATCTGAACCAGAGTTCCATAGTTTTGTATTGAGTTCACCAACCGGGTCGTTCTGACCTAGTGTAGTGAGTGAGTTCTCAATGTACCATTTACCGGTTGGTCCTTTAAAGCCATGAGAGAAGATCTTAACCCATGGAAGTTCATCACCTTCTACACGTGGTAGGAAGCGAATGACTGCTGTTGCATTACCAGCTTTATCACGTTCCATCTTCCAGAAACGGTCATCTTCATATGAGTTTGATTGTTGTGGGTTTGCTACTTTTTCGAATTCCTTGGCAATTGCACCAAAGTCTTGATTGCGCGAAGCGCGGAGTGTATTAATGTCCATCGTATTTTCCTTATATTTTTAGTATTAAATGTGTATAGAGTATGACTGCTACTCACTTTTATTTATACATCCCACATCAAAAGATTGTAATAAATTCATTAAAAATTGGTTTAATTCTTTCTTGCTCATACTTAACAAAACCTTTAACCTTTTCTATCCTTCTTATATCAGACTCAAGTATAAGCATTCCTGATTGGTTCTGCTTCCACTTGGGTATAAAGTCTAACAAGTCATTAAGTATAGATACAGACTCAATGGCTATCTTTTTCCCTAAGTATAGTTTAATTATACTCGGATATTCATTTAAAGTAAAATTAATTATTTGATCCAGGGATAGGGCATTCTTCTGAGACTCTAGTTCAATAGTATTGAGGTCATCCTTAAATATCCTTGTTATACTTTGCTTCCTCTTCTGCCATTCAAGGTAATACTCATTAGCCTCTTCAATAGCAAAGATCATGTTATCATGACCATAAGCAAAGTTGGCTACAAGGAATTGGATCAGTTCTTTATCTGTATCAAACTTTCTGCCTAGCTTCTCAAATATATGCTTATCATTCCGAGAATTAAAGTTTTCATAAGAGTACTTGATGTTGCCTTTGTTCTCAAATACGTTGTACTTATCACTATTGAAATGGAGCTTGAGAGCTAAATAATACCTAAATGCTTTAAATCCCGTCATGATATTTTTTTAAGGCGTTAGATATTTTATCTTTAGATTCTTGACTAAATTTTTTACCAAGTCTTCTTTTTTCGCCTTTCATTCTTTTAGATATATCATCACAAAATTCTTTAGACATTTTTATGCCTTTATTCCACGCAATTCTGCCTTTACTATTTTTAGATATTTTATCTTTTGTAACTTCAGAGAGTTTATGGCCAGTTTTAGATTCAGATATTTTTCTTTTATGTTCTTCAGTAAATTTTACACCACTATTCCAAGAACACCAAGTTTTTCCTTCTATAATCTCAGTAGATTGTTCTAAGTCTTTGTCTGTAAAAATGAAAGATTTGAGTGAATCGAACTCTTCTGGTATTGGAGATGTTGAATAAATATTCATGCTGATAAGGACCTTTCTTATTAGAGCTCTTGGAGACTGCAATCTCGCGAAGAGCATTTATCATAGTTATTTATAATAATTCATATATCCAATGTACCCTTCTTAGGTAAGTAGTTAGCTTCAATCATGTTCAATTCAATCTTTTGTTTGAGGTTCTTATTAATAAGCTTGCTGATGTCCTCAGGATCTATGAAGTTCTTTTCACAGTATAACAAGACTGCATCCATATGAGAGATTCGTTTGTCCACTACTAACTCTTCAATAAACAATGCAAACTCATTTGTAGTCTTAAATATCTTGCCTTCCATTATAACATACCTAAGTAATGATTAGTCATCTTAAAGCTATGCTTGATATTCTCATAGGATTTAAAATAATCATTATAAGCTTTCCATACTGGATCAGTCTTATTAGCAGCATTCATTTGTTCAGAGAATAGTTCAAGGTATTCATCAAAGAATGTATCAAGCTCCTTCATGTTTTTTTCTAACTCGCCTCTTACTCTAATTAGTTCTTGTTTATTACCAGTCTTGTAACTATGATTTATATGTTGAGCCACGTTCATTTCACTTTCCTGATTTAAAATTATATTATACCATAATAAAGAATTAATGTACACAACTAATCGATAGCACCGTCTTCTACTTTAACTTTGATCTTAGTCTTCTTTATAGCAGGTTTTGGTTCAGTTATCTCGTTCGCCTTCTCAGCGGCTTTCTTATCTTGTAGTTGTACAGCTTCAAACCTTTTCTTCAAGCGTGGCTTGATCTCTTCTGCATTGAACCATAGTTCAAGACCATTAAGAACTTTATCAAGCTCTTTAGGAGTTAAGAACCCTTCATATGCATCTATCATTAGCTTCTCACACTGCTTAATGGTAAAGTCTGTATGCGCCTTGACTGTTGGTGTGTTACCAGATGAGCCAAATGAGGCAGTATGGATCATCATGTAGGCTGTATCATATACATGGACAGCATGACAATACATGGAGATGAGGGATGCGGCAGAGTGTGTAGCACCCATTAGGAATGCTGTAACCTCTGCCCGCGTTGATAGGATGCCTGAGATGATGGCACCTGCAGTATCAAGGTGGCCACCATTAGAGTTGATAAACAAGTGGATCTTATCGTTCTCACCAGCATTTACTAGTAAGGATATAAGTTCCCTATACTTGTTTGGTTCATCAATAGTAGAATCGAGGAATACCTCATGTGTTCTAAATACTGTCTCTATCGTATTAATATGAACATTATTAAGTAGTCCACCAAATAAACTAGGGACATTTTCATCTGCAAGTTTTGCCATTATCAACTCTTTCTTTTATAAAATAT